TTGATGTGCTAATTAAAGCTGACAAGTCCACGGATAGCCCCACTATTGCGAAATAGTGATCCTGACCAACTCCACTCTGTGGAGGTCCCAACACAAGTTGTCTGTCAAACAACAAGCGAATATGCAATATACATAAGAAAGTAATGTGTGTGCACCCAGCAGTATAGTACGGATCACAGTGGTTAGCTGCTGACGGCTCTAGACTCACCTGCGGTATAATGCAACACACACTTCTCTCTTCTCTAACTTGAAAAAAGATTTTTATTTTTATTTTATTTTACGAGGTGAACACCCACCACTAAAGGGCTCTATAGCCCGTAAACCAAACCTCAGTTTCAATCTCAACCATAACGACCAAATCGCCAATGGCACCAAGATTGGAACCGAGAATCTGTACCACTCCACATTGATTCTCCGTGTTCGAGCTCCCTGAAGAATCAGGTAGTGTTGCCTTCCAATCGTTGTAATAACTATGGACAGGTACACTAAAAGAGGCCGGAACCGCAGGAGTTGCCACACACTTGTACCGTGCGTTAGCCACATCAACTGAGGAGGTGGGAGGATTACTAGTGCCTGAACTATCTGCTTCATAGTTCACAATTGCAAACCCCTGTGCAGTAATTGGTGAAATACCTTTCACTGTAACCTTGGTTTGCCCAATCATGAACTTAGAGTACAAATTGCCAAAGGACGTAACCCCTTTGCAGATGTAACCTAGCCCAACATAGCCGCCTGTGTTCGTGTTACCAGTGTCTAGCATTAGCAAATAATTTGCCAAGCCTAACGACCGGTTAGTTGCCACAAACATGCCACCAAACTTCGCATGGATCACATCATCACTACTCCGCAAATATGCAGGAGACCTACCCACCCCGGTGATGGCCATGACAGGCCCCACCTTGGTACCAGACACACCTTGCTGGTGTTGCTGGTTTTGGCGATTTTTCTTCGCCCTCGCTTTCTTATTCGAATTTTTATTTTTATTATTCATCTCACAATATTCACCACAAGTATTGTCATTAATGACTAGAAGGGAGCAGACGGAATATCGATCAAATCAACATCCCAATTGCACCCAGAAGTGTACTTCCAATTACGATAATACTCTTCCAGGGCTTCCTGCTCATCCGGGGTTATGCCGAATGCTACGAAAAACGAGTACCTAGCTTCGGTACTAATTTCATCATAACGAGCGTGTAGTCCTTTGGCCATCATGGTCATACCACTCTGCCATCCAACGGACTTAGTTAATTTACTAGGGTTCCCGTTCACAACAAATGAATTATACATCTCTTGTAAAATGGGCACACCACTAGCTATTGCTAATCCACACTCACCAACAGCACCCAGCCACTTGGCTGCTGCTTTTGGATTTGATATGTCGAACAAACATATTGAATCTTTCTCGCGGGCTTTCATAAACCCTCTGCACATTACGAGACCGTGACTACCGAAAACTGGTTTGCTCTGGCAAAATTCAACCTCGTGTATATCATACACGGGATCTTCCTTTGTCATCACAAACCCGACATCGTTGAACCACTCATCCAACCCTTGGGAAAACTTGTTTAAATGCTCAGCCTCCATAAAAACCACACAGTCATCCCCATTGTTCGCCAACTCCACTTCGACTCCCCTCTCCTTGGCGTAAGCGTATATCATGGCACACATGATCAGACAATTACCTAGAGCTGTGTTCATATCACCAGAAAATCTCTTCCCAGCGACCTTATACTCTAGCCAACCATCGTCACATCGCCCAAACCCAATATTATCAATCTGCCACTTGAGTAACGCAACTCAGGGGATTGAAAAATCGAATTATAGACACTGTGCTCCCATTTTAACATTTGTGGACTTACGTGCTGATCAAAACGGCTAGCATCCAACCCCAAAGCAACAGGTTTTTCAAACCTATTAAACTTCTTGAGAAGAATGTCCGCAGTCTGCACTGCATTGAACCCCTTAACTACAACAGGGGTTTCTGATCCAAAAACAAATTGAATTGCTTGATAGATCCTATGTTCTATGGGCTTCAGATATCGCCCAACGCCTACGTTATAAACGGGCCTTCTCGGCTGTATACAACGTGGTGCTTTATTGGAAGGTACTTTTTCACATTTCACAAAACTATCACTGTAAGCGTCCTTTCTTCGGACACCATGGGTGGTATAGTCAACTACTGCTTGGTCATAAATGGTTCTTTTACGTCCGGTGTACATCTCAGCAAATTGCTCAGGGGAAACAGGGGAGGAAATACCCATTTTTGTGACCAGCTGGCGGCGGAAGCTTCTTAGTGTTCGAAAAACGTGCCTTTCCTCAGGCTCTTCGATCAACTCATAGACTTCATCCACTTTATGGTAGAAAACTCGCTCTAACAGTGCAGTTTTGAGTGTGTTGAGATTGGGATCATTAATTTTTAACGTCCTACAATCATCGGAGATCCCGTTTATTACAAACATCCGACGATTTCGACAAGCAGCCTGTCTGTCTAGGTGCACGGTCAGCTGCGTATGCTCAAGATTACTCTCATGCCTAACGCCGTGTACTACAGACAAGCCACCTCAGCAGTCGCTATAACCAGCAGTCTTCTTGAGCAAATTATACTCAGACTGCCGATCAAGCGCTGTGACACAACTGGCCATTTCCATCCCTGCAAGTTCATACTTGTCAGGCACAAAAGCTGCAGCAATAATACTTGGTAGCAGCTTTTGCACATGGGTGTGACGAAGATTATGCTCCCGCATGACCTCTGTTGCATATCTCCGGACGGCCCGGAGATTGGCCTCGGTGGGTTTGGGAGTGCCAAACTTGGCTTTCACAGCAGCAACGATTTCACGCTTAAACGGCATCTTACAGCCAGCTCGAACGCGTCTCTTTACTGTGGATTCCTCCCTATCCTCACCAACTAGCTCAGGTCTCGATACCTCAACTAGCTGTTCACCTAACTCTTCATTGCAATCCCCCTCAAGGATGCTGAGTAGTGAAACATCAACGCTAGTGGCATAATACCACTTGCGGACTGTCTTCCAAATGAGGCATAGGCACCCCATGGCATTGTCAACGCATTCAATCGCGAGAACAAACCCAAGGATTCCTCTGCTAATCGGCAACACAACGTGTTTACCAACTAGGAACAACACACAAAGGGAAACACATGCACAAACAGTACACGCCCCAATGTCAAACCACCCACTTTCTAGAGTAACCAACTCCTGAACACTAGCACTTTTAAACTTATTATCGTAGATTGTAGTCATAGTTGAGAATAAGTGTGGGGTAGGCTTTTGCCCTGCTTAAGGGTGGAAAAGGAAGAGATTTCCACTCCGTTGGATTATTGATATGGAGTTCCAACTAACTCCAGTCATACGCCCCACCACGCGCACAACGATCCCCCTCTGAAGGGGGTCTCATAGTCCCTCTTGTGTCTACCAGATGCTAACCTGGTCGATGCTCTTGGTCACTATTTAAAGACACAATAAACCCCAACTGACCAGGTTGAGGTGGTTACGCAGACTAGAACACTTGTGGGTATTACCAGCGGAATAAATCCCCCACCGTGCGGCACACCAATAGGGTGTGATTGCCCCTAACCACCAAAACTGGGTGACTAAACCAATTTATATGTAATTAGGAGTGAAAACGTAGTAAATTGGCTCTAGTAACCA